CGATTGAAAAAAATTAGTATTACTTTGTAGACCAGTTGGTTGTCCCACTGTATAATTCCCAGAAACAATCTTACCAAAATAGATGAAAGAATTTGGAACTCCTCTGCGATAAAAAATAGCACTTGTTCTAACAGGCATTGATATAAATATATGATATAATATTTTTAAACGTACAAACTATGTAATGCACTAACATTTTCTTTGTTAGTTTTAATCAATTTATCTACTATATCTTTAGTCACTTTAAAAGGGAACTCTACTTTTAATGCCATGTCTTCTTCAAATAAATTAGATCCTGGACGCATTAAACGATACAAATTCAACTTTGTATAAATTATTTCTAAACATCGTTTCAAATTGCGAACACCATCTTCCTTATTACAAAAATTGTCAACCATGTAATGGATTGTTTCATCTGGAATAATAATATCTTCTGTTCCAAAACGAACTTGCTCCCGGATTTTAGGTAATAAATGGTTGTTAGTAATAACCGTTTTTTGTTTTTGATTGTAACCCTTTGTTTGAATACGATACATGCGGTCCTTCAAAATTGGATTGACCTTGCTTTCATCGTTGTAACTAAATATAAACAAACACTTGCTTAAATCAAAATCAATTTCGCTAAAGTACTTGTCATGAAATTGAGAATTTTGGGATGTATCGGTTAAATGTGTTAAGATTCCGGTAATTTCTTCGCCTTTAGGTGTGTCACTAATTTTATCAAGCTCATCAAAATAAATCACAGGATTCATACATTTACTATCAATCAATATCTGAACGATTTTGCCCCAGGTAGAACCCTCATAAGTGTATCCATGGCCTTCTAAAAAACTGCTATCTGTGGCACCACCTAAAGCTATAAACGCAAAAGGACGATTGAGAATTTTACTGATACCTTCTTTCACAATTGACGTTTTGCCTGTACCAGCTGGTCCATGTATAGCAATTGCGGTGCCAATTGCCTTTGGATTGGTAATAAGTTGCCCTAATAGTTGCATAATTTGCATTTTCGCATCATTTAAACCGTAAACAGCATCATCTAATGTTTTTTGAGCAACAGCCATAAAATCGTGACACTTTTCAACACCATCATCAATAGAAATAGGAAGATTATTGTATTTGCCGAATGGAATACGCATAAAAGTATCCACCCAGTTTTTAATTTTATAAAATTCGCCGCTACCTGGCTCCATGTAACGAAGGGAACTGATTTTTTTTAACGCAGCTGATTTGAAAATAAGAGGAATATCAGCTTCTAATAGTGTAAGACGATACGGCTTTTCAACACGGGTAATTTTGTTGATTTCTCTAAGCTCCTTAATAATTTTCTTCTGTTGATCAAGTTCAAGCTTTTCAAAAAATTCAAAATCATTCATTGTATTTTTATCCCGTAAAATTCGTTTAAAAATACGATCATTGCGCTCTTTTTGCTTTGTAATCTTTTTTTCCTGCTTTTTCTTGTTTACCTTGATTTTTTCTTCACATACTTTGATACATTCATTAATAAGTTCGGTATCTTTATTTTTCGTTTGAAGATCTTTTAAAATAGATAATACATTATCAGGTTCTACTGGTTGTTTTTCTTCTTCTATTTTTTCATTTAATATTGGTTTATTTGTTTCTTTAACAATAGGGGTCTTCTTTTTCTTTATAACCGGTTCTTCTTCTTCTTCCTCTTCTTCATCATCGTCAGAATCTTCATCTGAACTAACAGGGTCGTCTTCATTTTCAGTTTCATTTTCTTCACTACAAGTTAACCAATCTTCATCATCCTCATCGTCAAATTCATCATCATGTTCATTATTTCCTGAACCAATAGTAAATATAATATTAAACTTGCCTGTTTTTCCTTTAACTTCAGGTTCATCATCAGAATCTTCTTCACTGCTACTAGCAATATCTTCTTCAACAATCTTCTTTTTATTGTTAGGTTTTTTAACAACTTTTTTATTGCTAGATTTTTTAGGAATATATTCTTCATCGTCATCTTCATCATCGTCTTCTTCACTTTCACTTTCAACAATCTTCTTTTTTCTAAGAGTATTAGGTTTGTTTCTTTTATCAAGTACAGGCTCTTCTTCTAAAACTTCTTTAAGCTTTTTCCCAGCATTTACTTTTTTATCAATATGCTTAGAAGGAAATGTTTTGGATAAAAATTCACGATATTCTTGAATATCCATTTCCTCATCTTCATCGTCATCATCACTAACATAATCACTATCAGATGATTCATCTTTTCTTTTTTTTAATCTAGCAGCTTCTTCTTTTTTTTTTGTGGAAGAAGATTTTTTGCTAATTTTGGGTTGTTTATCTTTTGACATTCTATTGCTAAGTATGTAGTTATATTTTTAAGTAATATTTAATAATAATATTTTGTAAAATATGAAATTATATAATTAAAAATAAAATAAATCAAATAAATTATTTATTTTGAAAAGATTTAAACATAATTAATAAAAATAATAATTGAATTAATTAATAAATAAAAAATTGAAATAAAAACAATATAAATATTATTATCTTATTAATATAAGCAACAATGTCTAAGAACTTAGGAAATATGCAAAATACAATTAGTTCAAAGGTGATTGGTATACAATTTAGTATATTATCTCCTGAAGAAATCCGCAAGGGTTCTGTCGCAGAAATTACTAGTCGTGATACCTATATAAATAATAAGCCAGTCATCAATGGTCTATTTGATCCACGAATGGGCGTTTTAGAACCCGGTCTCATTTGTCCTACAGATGGTTTAGATTACATGAATACTCCTGGTTATTTTGGCCACATAGAATTAGCCAAACCTGTGTTCTATATTCAATATTTATCTACTATCCAGAAAATATTAAAGTGTGTCTGTTTTAAATGTAGCAGATTATTGATTTCAAAAGAAAAATACAAGCAGGGATTAAGTATGGCAGCTCAAGCTCGCTGGAAATATGTCGTTGATTTAGCTAAAAATGTCAAGCGTTGTGGAGAAGATACTGAAGATGGTTGTGGATGTTTACAGCCAAAAAGATACAAGAAAGAGGGTATGTCATCTTTATTTGCTGAGTGGACCAACACGATTGAAGAAAGCGAAGAAGAAAATATTATCATTCCTTTAACACCTGAGCTTGTTTTAAAAATATTCAAGCGCATTTCAGATGAAGATGTGACCTTTATGGGGTTCAGTCCTTTATGGTCTCGTCCTGACTGGATGATTTGTCAAGTAATGGCGGTACCACCTCCTGCGGTTCGTCCATCTGTAAAGCATGATGCTCAACAACGCTCAGAAGATGATCTCAGTCATATTTTAGTAAATATTATCAAGACAAACAAGACACTTCAAGAGAAAATTCAAAACAATGCTCCAGAATCAGTGATCAACGATTGGGCTACAGTCCTTCAATATCATGTGGCAAGTCAGATTGATAATAAATTACCTGGCGCAAATCCGGTAGCTCAAAGATCAGGCAGACCATTGAAGGCAATCAAAGACAGATTAAATGGAAAAGGTGGTCGTATGAGAGGCAACTTGATGGCTAAACGTGTAGATTTTAGTGCTCGTTCAGTGATTACAGCGGATCCAAATATTTCCATCAGAGAGTTGGGCATTCCAATGAAGATTGCGAAAAATATTACAAAGCCAGTTGTAGTTAATCGTGTGAATAAAGCTTTCTTAACAAAATTGGTTCAAAATGGTCCTGATATTTGGCCTGGAGCAAAAATCTTGGAGATACCTGGCGTCAAATCAATCACTTTGCGATACAAAGATAGAAACTCAATTGTCTTAGAAGATGGGTACATTGTTCATCGTCACATGATGGATGGTGACGCAATCTTATTCAATCGTCAACCAACTTTACACAGAATGTCGATGATGTGTCACATCGCTAAAATTATGAAAAAAGGTGACACTTTTAGAATGAACGTGGCCGATAGATTTTGTGTCGGCAACAGGAGGCGTTAAAAGCGTGCTACCTCCTAGTCATTATACATTAATTCAAAGTATGATGGCAACATAGTCAAATTGCTGGAAGTTCCTTAGAGCCTTCACTACCACTCACAAGCAGAAATGTTTTTGAGGATCTCGGTTAATAGCCGAACCCGATGGTAAAAATGTGAAGGATTGGATAATCAGCAGCCAAACCCCTAAACTCGTTATGATAGAGCATGGGGAAGGTTCAGAGAGTAGACGACTGTGGGTCTTAAATGATGGTCTAATCAACCAGATAAGGCTTAAGGTGTATTCCGGCCTTACCAGAAATGGTAAGGAAATATAATACGGACTGACAAAACCGTACAATGCTGATTTCGATGGGGATAGACATATGTAAATAACATTTTGTCCCCAACAGGGAGCGTGAAAAGCGTGCTACTCCCTAGTTAAATGTTTCTATTATAAAACTACTTAAAGAAAATTATATTAATAAATTATGGAACCATCAAACTACCTTAAACTATCAAAACAAATATTAGACGAACCAACACTAAGATATTGCGAAATATATAAAATAACAAATCTCACCAATGGAAAGATATATGTAGGTCAATCAGTTTCACATATATTAAACCATAAAAGATACAGACCTTATGGATATGAAGGGCGTTTTAGATGTCATGTTTCAGAAGCTTTCTCAACAAAAAAAAATCAATCACATTATTTAAATAACGCTATAAGAAAATATGGTGTACATGATTTTGTGGTTGAATTAATAGAATGTTGTGAAATCGCAAATGCTGATATAAGAGAAATACATTATATTAAAGAGTTTAACAGCTTATTTCCTAATGGATATAACTTGAAAAATGGAGGAAATGTATTTACTCATAGTGATGAAAGCAAAAAACGTGTATCAAATGGCGTGATTAGTTATTTTAAAGATAAAAAATATGAAAGGTTTAAAGATATAAAAATTATAGATGATGATATCGAAAAATACATTAAACCTTTAAAGAAAAATAATGAGCAATATGGTTGGTATGTTTATATTAATCGAATTAAGGCAGATTTTGGAGGAGTTCATATTTCCTTAGAAGAAAGCAAAGAATATGCTAAGGAATTTATTAATAATTTAAAGAAACATTTAGCAACGTCGCCAAATTGACTGGAAGTTCCTTAGAGCCTTCACTACCACTCTTGTATTGAAAAACGCAAGAGGATCTCGGTTAATAGCCGAACCCGATGGTAAAAAAGTGAAGGATTGGATAATCAGCAGCCAAGCCCCTAACCTCGCTATGGTAAGAGTATGGGGAAGGTTCAGAGAGTAGATGACGACGGGTCTCAAATGATGGTCTAACCAACCAGATGAGGCACAAGGTGTATTCCAGCCTTACCAGAAATGGTAAGGATATTCATGGAAATGAATTTACATATGGCACAGGATCCAGAGGCAGAGTCAGAGTTAAGAAATTTGGCCGCAGTGCCATACCAGATAATAAGTCCAGGAAACAATGCGCCAATTATTGGCATCTATCAAGATTCCATGTTGGGATCATACAGATTTACGAGAGAAGCGATCAGCTTTAGTCAAAGAGATGCGATGAATTTATTGATGATGTTTGACAGAGTAAATCCAGATGCGCTAACTGGAAACAGAACAGTCAATGATAAAGTAACCAATTTTGAAGTACTATCACAAATTTTGCCACCACTTTCAATCAAAGTAAAGAACAAACAATTTGACGGAGAAAAAGAGAATATCGCAGAATCAAATAATGTTGTTGAAATCAAAGATGGTCATTACATGAGAGGCCAGATGGACAAAGGAATTCTAGGTTCAGGCACGAAAGGTCTAATTCATCGTGTATGTAATTCCTTTGGAAATATGGCCGCAGCAAAATTTATTGATGATTTACAGAATATTGTGACAGAATATATGAAACAAAGTTCGTTCAGTGTTGGCATCAGTGATTTGATCACAAGTGCTACAACTAATGCTAAAATTATTAGTATTATTACAGACAAAAAAACAGATGTAAAAAATTTGATAGACCAAGTACAAGTGGGAGTGTTTGAAAACAATTCAGGTAAAACAAATGAAGAAGAATTTGAGACAAAAATCAATAATATTCTTGGAAAAGCGCAATCAGAGGCAGGCCGAGAAGCACTTAAAAATTTAAGCAAGGATAACCGATTTGTGATTATGTTTAATGCTGGTTCAAAGGGAACAGAAATTAATATCCAGCAAATGACTGCGTGCTTAGGGCAACAAAATGTAGATGGAAAGCGAATTCCTTACGGGTTTGAACACAGAACGCTACCACATTATACCAAGTATGATGACAGTCCAGTTGCTCGTGGATTTGTAGAGAGCTCATATATTAATGGATTGTCACCACAAGAAGTATTCTTTCATGCGATGGGTGGTCGTATTGGTCTGATTGATACTGCTGTTAAAACCAGTACTACAGGATATATCCAACGCAGATTAATTAAAGGTATGGAAGACTTGATGGTCCATTATGACATGACAATTAGAAGCAACAAGAGCAAAGTGGTTCAATTCTCTTATGGGGATGATGGAATTGATACAATCAAAGTAGAAAACCAAGAGATACCAATTGTTGAAATGTCTGTTCAAGATATTTATGCGCATTTCAATATTCCAGAAGATACTAAAGGAAAATCCAAAGCATTATCGGGAATGTTTGTCAAGAGTGCGCTAACAAGACAAAAGAAACAAGAAGATAAAATTAACGAAAAGTGTAAGAAATATACAGACTACATGATAGAAAATAGGAGCAAAATAGTAAAAAATATCTTTAATTACAGGTCAGATAAAGTAGTGCGTCTTCCAGTGGCATTTATGCATATCATACAAAACGTGATGGGTCAACAAAATATCAATCCTAATTCTTTAGTAGACATTACTATGTTAGAAGCATTTGAACTCATAGAAGATACATTTAACAGTTTAATGAAAATTCATTATGCTTCACCAACAGAGTTATTTAGAGTCATGTATTTCTATTATTTGTCACCTAAAGATTTGCTACTAAATAAGCGATTCAACAAGAAAGCGCTTGATATCTTATTACAGACAATTGTACTTGATTATAAGCGCTCTATTGTAGCACCTGGTGAAATGGTTGGAATGATAGCCGCCCAGAGCATTGGTGAGCCAACTACGCAAATGTCGCTTGGGTTTTGTGAGCATATTAGGTGTGCGAAAATAAATAAAAATACAAAAATAATTTCTATGGTCTCAGGGCCTATTGGAGAATTATGCGATGGTCTTATTGAAGAAAATCCAGATTACACATTTAACACCGGACACGTAGACAGTGTAGAGACATTATTGGATGCTTTGGAAGACGAATATTATATTATTGGAGTTGATGGTCAAGAGAAAACACATTGGAATAAAATATCGCACGTAAGCAGACATCCAGTTAATGGCAACATGATGATAGTTACTACAAAAAGTGGCAGAAAAGTGACAACAACTTTAAGTCATTCGCATTTAGTCAGAGATAATCAAACAGTAGTTCCTATTACAGGAGCCGACCTTAAAGAAGGAATGCGTATTCCAGTTGCGAAACATATTGATAACGACTTTGTAAATGAATTTGTAACAATTGATAACAAAGAGTATAAATTAGATTATTTGTTTGGATGGTTTGTTGGAGCTTACTTAGCAGAAGGAAATGTTACAAAATATAGAACTTGTATAACAAATGTTTCAGACTATTTTATAGAAAATACAAAGCAATTTGCGGCAAGATTTGATAAAACTTGTAATGTCAATAAAAGACAAGGAGAATATGGACCATCTACTCAAACTAGCTTTAGTTGTAAATTAGTCGCAGAATTCTTGTTATCAACATGCGGTACAGGCTCATTTGTAAAGTATGTGCCTGACTTTGCTTTCTTAGCTCCACTTGAATTCAAGGCTGGATTAATTCAGGCCTATATGGACGGAGATGGAAACTTTCAGTGCGATGAAAAACATCATCAAATTCGTTCTTGTAGTAGAAGTAAGCAATTGTCAAAAGATATGGCTTTATTGTTAAACTATTTTGACATCTTTGCGTCAATTAAAGAAACTTTTGTAAAGGGGTCAGAAATATATAACTTGTCTGTTTCGGCAAAATATGCTAAGCTATATGAAGAACAAATTGGAAGTCTTGTTCATAAAGACAAGTTGATGAATTTAGTAAAATATTGTGAACGAACTGATGCTTACAATTTATCTGATGAAATTGATAAAATTCCAGGGTTAGGAGAAGTAATCGCTAAATGTGGTAAAACTTTAAAACTACCAGGTCAAAGTAGAAATTATGGAAGATGGGCAAAGAAAGATAGCATTGGTCGTCGCACTTTAGAAAAATATATTGAAATCTTCGAAACACATGAAAATTCAGATTTGATTACAGATGAATTGCGAATTTTAAAACAAGCCGCTTCATCAAGCGTAATCTGGGATGAAATTGTAAATATTGAAATAATTGTTCCTGAACAAACAGAATATGTATATGACTTCACTGTACCAGCAAATCAAACATTTATGACTGATTATGGTGTCATAGTTCATAATACGTTAAACACTTTCCATTTTGCGGGAGTTGCTTCCAAATCCAACGTGACCCGTGGTGTACCAAGAATTGAAGAATTATTATCTTTGTCGGCATCCCTTAAAAATCCATCCCTAACAGTATTCTTGAAACCAGAAGATGAGACTGATAGAGAAAAGGCAAGCACAATTCAGTACATGTTAGAGCATACCAGATTGGAAGAAATTGTAAAGTCAATTGAAATCTGTTTTGATCCTGATGATTTAAACACAATGATTGATGAAGATAAAAATACAATGTCGCAATACAGAGAATTTGAGACAATGATTGCGGAGTGTTTAAATTCGCCGGTGGAAGAAGAACAAGGCGAAAAGTCAAAGTGGATTATTCGCATTATAATGGATCCCGAAGTGATGTTGGAGAAAAATATAACAATGGATGATGTGAACTTTACTCTAAATAATACATATAAAGATGAGATATCATGCGTCTATTCAGACTACAATGCGGACAAATTAGTGTTTAGAATTAGAATGAAAAACATAATAGATAACGCAAAAAGTAGAAGTCAGAAAAAAGCAAAGTTAAATCCATTGGATCAATCAGACCAGATTTATATTCTGAAGAATTTCCAAGATACATTGCTCAATAACATTGTTCTTCGTGGTGTTAAAAATATTGATAAAGTAATTCTCAGAAAAATAAAAGATAATTTGGTAGAAAATGCGGGAGCATATGTTAAGAAAGATATATGGGTTCTAGATACTATAGGTACTAATATGTTGGATGTATTAGGATTGGATTATATTGACCCAAATAGAACTTATAGCAATGATGTAATAGAAATATTTCAGGTTCTCGGAATGGAAGCAGCTAGATTTGCTCTATATAATGAATTGGCGGAAGTATTAGAGTTTGATGGTGCTTATGTAAACGCACATCATATGGCATTATTATGTGATAGAATGACATTCACTCATAAAATGATTTCTATATTCAGACATGGAATTAATAATGATGATATTGGTCCAATTGCGAAAGCATCATTTGAAGAAACTCCCGAGATGTTTTTGAAAGCAGCAAGACATGCGGAATTAGATACAATGCGTGGAATATCAGCGAATGTGATGTGTGGACAAGAAGGATTTTATGGTACAGCCGCATTCCAAGTAGTATTAGATATAAATGAAATGATTAACTTAGATGAAAAATATAAATATGAATATAAGGCAAATGAAGACATTATAGAAGAAACATTGTTTTCAGGATTAGAAGAAAAAGAAGAAGCTTGTAGTAAGAAACAATTGGAGATTGAAACAAATGTATCAAATCTTAGAATGGAAGAGATGGGTAAAGATAATGATTATGATCCATTTGCTTAAATTAATTACAAACAATAAATTACAACAAATAAATTATAAACAATAAATTATAAACAATAAATTAATAATAAAAATATATTAAACTTTTATTATTAAACATAATATACACTAACAAATATGAAAACATTTTTTTATGTCTTACAAAAATATATAAAAAGTAATCAAATAATATATCCAAATGATAAAAATTTTCAAATTTTTTGGCCAGAAAATTATCATAAGGATTTTTTAGATGTGTTTTCTTACATATATTTGTTTATGTTTGATATGTAATATTCTTATGTATTATCTTAACAAACAAATATACTAACAAATATATATTTAAGAATGGCTAAAGCAAAATTGTCTGCTTTAAATTGTTTATTAAATAATATATTTATTTCAAATGAACTTAAAGAAAAAATTCTAGACATTTTTTGTAAAGCTCAAAGACATTATTATGCGCTAACAAAATTCTCAAATGTATATAGATATAAAGTTTATCCTCTAGTAGTTACAACAGATTTAACATTAAATCCATTACCAATAAATCATCCTGCTACATTTGTTCTATTACAAAATAAATCAAAATATTTATTTAGCATGAATGATTTGATAAATATTATTGAAACTGCTATATGTAATGCCCCAAATTTTTTTTTAGAGCCATTACCTCCCAAAAATCCATATAATAATCAAAAATTAAATACATCTACCTTGTGCAATATATATTTTAAAATGAAAGAAGGATTTTGTAATTTTTCATTGATAATACATCTCTTTTTTTTAGAAAATTTCGTAAAAAATGATTTTTATATTAATAATGAAGCATTTTTAAGAGAATATGCTATTAAAAAATATGTTTATACTTCTCATTGCGAAACATTATATACTGCGGTTAAACTTATGTTACAAAATAACTATTATACTAACAAATTAATTATTCATAGAGAATTTCCTACAGATTTGTTAGTTAACATCTTTAGACCTTATTTATATTATTATTATATAATTCATTTTAGCATTAAAGGTACAGAAAAAATACATAAATATAGAAATAAGTTAGACATAAAATTAAAAGAATTTTATGAATATAATTATTTATTTGGTAGAAAAATATGTAGAGGAAGAAGAAGGAAAATTATTAG